ACCCATAAAATATAAAGGAGGACTAATGAAATATGGATTTAGACAAAGAAAATTACAGCAAAGAAGAAGTACAAGAAATACTTGCACAATATGAAACTAAAATAGCAGAACTTGAAAAGAATATTGCAGATGTAGAAACACTCAAACAGCAGTATTCTGAATTGCAGAAAGTCAATGTTGCAGTAGCAATAAAAAATGAAATGTTGAAGGCAGGGCTTGATGAAAGTTACTTTGATTTAGTTGAAGCCGAAGATGTCAAAAAAGCACAGGAAAAAATTAACAAATTGGTTGAACTAAAGAAAAAGCAGGATATAGAAAACTCATACAAGCCAACAGACCACAAGCCAGATGACAGCTATTCTCAATTTGAAAAAAGTGGAAATGTTGAAGGTATGCTTAAATCCAAAATTTCAAGATTATTCGGAAAGGAATGATGAATGATGATTAAAACTACAAATATTTCAGGTGAAATAGTAGACCTTACAAAAGAGTTAACGCTCATAGACGCTGTAAACCTTCCTTTTACATCCTTACTCTTGAAAAATGGAAGGCAGAAAACAGGAAGTATACTTGTAAATTGGAGATATGAAAATCTTGACTCTTCAAGGACTCTTTCTCTTGAAGGTGCAGACGTTACTACGTTCCAGACAAGTGACAGAAACACAGGCGACAAGAACGTTTGCCAGATTATAACTAAGGCAGTATCAGTATCCGAAACTGCACAGGCAGTAACGCTTGAAAGCATTAGCGATTTGTTCGCACACGAATTAAACAATAGAATTCTAGAAGCAAAGAGAGATTTAGAATATTATCTTATCAATGGTGTATATAATGAAGTTGAAGCAGAAAACAATCCAAGACAAATGAAAGGATTAGTAAACTTCATTGGTGAAACATACACTACATCTAAATCAAGCAATCCTACAAAGACAGACATTGACAATATGTCAAAGGTAATGCGTCAAGCAGGTACAGCAGGACAAAACCTTGTATTACTTTGCGACTATAATATGTTTGATGTTGTTTCAGGACTTTATGATGATAAAACTTCTTATATAGGTGTAACTGATACTTTTGGTTCACCTGTAAAGAGATTGAATCTCAAATATGGTGCTTGTGATGTTTACCTTGTCGATAGTATGCCACTTAATACAATGATACTTGCTAATATGCAGTATTTGAAGTTGGCTGAGTTGAGACCATTAGTATATCAGGACTTAGCGAAAACAGGTTCAAGCAGAAAAGGATTTATTGAAATGGAAAATACTCTTAAATTCTTACATCCTGCTGCTGCAACTATGTATAAGAAAACTGCATAATCATCTTTTTAATATCTGAAGGAGTTGGGTTTTGAGGAGAACTGCTTTAAGCGGTTCTTCTCTCTTTTATTTTTTTATATCAAAATTTTTCTAATAAGAAGGTGAATATATGGAAAACAATGATTTTTTCTACACAATATGGCGAAAACAAAGAGAACTCACACTTGAGGATGTATCAAACCATATTCATATTTCAATTGCTAATTTGTGCAGATTTGAACGAAAAAAACTAAAAAATCCAAAAGCATATGAAGCCATAAAAAAAAAGTACGACAGCTATATTCAGGAATACGAAATGAGGAAAACCAATGCAAACTAAAAAAGAACTAACACCAAAAGAAAAATTTGAAAAATTATTGGAAAAATGGAAAAAGCAAGTCAATGATAAAGAAAACAATATACAAAAACGCAACAATAGGAAACAAAAGTAGGAGGTGTCGAAAGATGGGCTTTGTATAACATATCCCTTATTCACCGTTGAATAAAAGGTGGAATAAGGGATTTTACTAAAGTAGAGTAAGTCCTATTTTTTAACGTCAATATGACGACTCAAAAAAGTGAATAAGGGATAGAGCAGACCTATCCCGATTATGAAGCAACAATATGATTTGATATTAAGCAACGATATAGATTCATTGTATAGTTGTATTCTTTTACAACAGGTAAAAGGATTTGAGATAAATTACTTTTATGATTTTAGAAATCTTTATCAAAGTAAACCAACACAAAGTCAATATATAGGCGTTGATATTGACCTGATGCAAGGATATTGTATATCCAATCACGTTACAAGATTGAGTGAAAAAGACACATATAATCCAAAGGCATTAAACCTAAATAACAAAATAACAAGAGAGAAGTATTCAACTAAATATTCAATGAGTACAGTATTATACCTGCATAAATTATTACAATTCCCTTTACCCACAACAGAGCAAGGAAAAATGATATTACTTGCTATTGATGCAGGGTACAAGGGATTCTATAATCCAGATTTTCAGGAAGTACACAAGCATTATTTAGTTGATGTTTTAGGTTTTGAAGAATTATATTATCTATGCCAAAAATACAGCATAGATGATTTTATAAGTATTATAATTAAGTATAACCTAAATGGAAAAATATGGTTTAATAATTGTGGACTACAAACGAATATAAAATTAAGAGAGTTGCAGGAAGTTTTAGGACTTCCTTTTTTTATGCCTAAAATTAAGTTTACAAAAATAAAAGAATTTGAATATATTAGCAGACCTATTACTAATGAGAAAACAAAAGAGGAACTAGATTCAAATATATTTTCTTTAGCATTAACGAGAAAAAATTATGTAAATTATTCTAAATTGAAGCAGGAGGACAGAACATGAAGAACAATATCACTGTATTTAATGCTGGTTTGGCGAAAAAATTAATCAAAATGGGATATATTGTGAGGGATATAGAGCCGAACAAAGATAATCCATTAAAAACAGTATTCTTTTTTGATGCAACAGATGAAATAAAAAATATTATAAACAAGTATCGAGCCAGAAAAAGAGAAACTAAAGGGGGAAACATAGATGAACACAAAAACATTTCTAGAGAAAATATTTAATAATGAGAAAATTAATTTTAGAGCATTAAAAGATAATGAAAAACCTATTAATGTAAACGGATACTTTGATGAAAACATGAAAGATAAATTAGAACAATTAAATGAGCAAGGATATAATATTTATTTTACCGTTAATAGCGGAGGAACAAAAAAAGAACAAATAAATAAAATTAATGCTTTTTATATAGATTGTGATTGTGGTAAAGATGATAAAGGCAATTATTTTAATTTAGATATAGTAAACCAATACAAGCAAAATGTATTAAAGAGGGTACAGGAATTTGAACTTGTACCTTCTTTTATTGTTGATACAAGAAACGGATACCATATATATTGGTTAGTTGATAATGCTAAAGTAGAACAATTTGAAGAAGTACAAAAGAAATTGATACACTATTTTAATTCTGATGAAAGAGTATTCACAGCACAATTCATAATGAGGTTGCCAGGATATTATTGGACTAAGGATGTTCAAAATAAATATCTATGCACAGTATATCAGTATAATGATGTACGATACAATGCAAATGATTTTATACAACATTTGAACTCAAAAGTACCTGATTTTGTGCCTGAAAAAAAGAATATATCAACTAAAACAAAAGTATCTAAACAATTCAGTATTGATAACACTAATGAACATATAGATGCTATTAAAAATTTAGATGTAAATAGAATGAAAGAATTAATTTGCAAAAAAATTGATAAAAAATTACCTTCAAATGCAGATATATCAAGGGTTAGAGGCATGGAGGGTAAAAGTGACTACAATAATAAAGATAATATATATATTACTTATTGTAGTCACTTTTACCCTACACCCTTCAAAGCCAGTAATAGAGCGGATTTGAAGCACATAATTTACACAAAACTTTGCATAAATGATTTTTTAGGTGTACCTGAAGGAATGTTTAACTGTGTATTGCATAATGACTCTAATCCTTCAGCACATATTCTTGTTTTAGAAGATGGAACACGACTATATAAATGTTTTGGTTGTGGCTTTGTAGGAACAATAACAACATTAGTCGAAGCAATAGCAAGATGTAACAAAGTAGAAGCAGTAGAATTCATACAAAATGTGTATGATATTGAATTAGTTGAAACAGAAAACCAAAAGAGAATTAAAGAGATGCTAAAAGAAAATATAGAATATATAATGTCAAGCCAATTTGAACAGGAATATCCAGAAATTTATAAGATAATAAATAGATATATTCCAGAATTAGTATGTTTACATGAAATAGCAATTCAAAATGTTACAGATGATGACTTAATACAGGATAATCAAGCAATATTTTTTACAAGTATAAGATATATTGCAAACTATTTAAAATACAATAATAATTTAAAAAGATTATCACAAAGAATAAATTTATTTACCTTTTTAGGTATGATAGAAAAATTAAGTAAAGAAAATATTCCAGAGAAATATTTACAGAAAGCAGAAGAATATAAAAAAGACAAATATATTACATCTTATTATAGTATTCCTTCTTATTGTTTTGATAAAATGCAAAATATTAATACTAAAGCCAAACTATACAAAGAAAAAAATATGACTATGACAGGATTTAGCAGGGAAATGCTTATTAGAAGTTTAAACCAAAATGAAGCAAGTAAAGTATATGTACAACAGCAGAATGAAAAACTATCTAAAGCAAGCCAACAATTCGCAGATAAAGCGATAAAGATAATACTTCAACTGATACAGGCACAAGGGTATTGTACAGAAGAACAGATTATAAGGCAAATAAGAGGGAAAAAAGAAGAAAAGAAAATAAAATTAAAAAGATGTTTACAGGAAATACTTGAAAGTTATAACCTAAAAAGAGTTAAAGCAAATAAAGAATTAAAACAAAAATTCGGGATAGCGTCAAAGGGCTATCCTTTTTTGATACTCAAAGAAACGGAGGAAACATTATGATAATTAAAATGTACAGGAAACTATTCATTGAATACGATTGGAAGAAAACATTACCCTTGATATTGATTGTATCATTTATACTTTCATTAATTAATAAATAAAAAAATGGAGTGATTTTATGGCAAAGTACAGAAAAAAGCCAGTAATGATAGAAGCAATACAGTTTTTTGATGACGCAGAGACATTGATTAGATTATCAGAGTTTATGAATGATGATATAAGAGTTGACTATAGTATTCCAGATAGACCAGTATTGAAAATACAAACATTAGAAGGTGAACATATAGCCAGTATAGGCGACTATATTATAAAGGGTATTAAAGGCGAATTTTATCCTTGTAAACCTGACATATTCAAAATGACATATGAAGCAGTAGAAACGGAGGAATGAAGCATGAATATATCACCACAACTGAGGGAAGCGTTGAAATATTATTATACAACACCTACGCAGAGATGGAAATTTGTTTATTTCATGTGGAAAAATGGATTGAGTAATAGAAATACAGATTTTTCAACACTTACAGAACAAGATATCATTGAGAAATACTGCAAAGGCAGTATGAAAAGATATAATTTTTTAAAAGAGTGGGAAAATTCGGAAGAATATACAAACTTAATGAATATACTATTGCTAGATAAGTCAAATAAAGAACTCCAAGAAATATATAATGTTGTTTTAGAAAAAGCCAAACAAGGCGATGATAAAGCAATTAAAACATTTTTATTATTACAGGAACAATTAAAAAAATCAGTTAAAATAAAAACTAAAAAATCAGATAGAGCAGAGCAGGAAGAAACAGAAGATGATGATTTAATACTTGAATAAAACCTTTGTACGCTTTTTATTTTTATTTTAGAGACGTTTTTTTAGGCAGGTAATGATTTTATATTACCTGCTTTTATTATGCCTTTAAAACTAATTTTAAACAAAAATAGGACTATATAACAAAGAAGGTGATAAGATGCCGAAATTATCAACGGAAGAAAAACTAAGAAGAATAAATGCTAATCCTGCTTTGTGGCTTAAAAATTTTGTAAAAGTATATTACAATGGTGAAATTGTGCCTTTCGTGCTTACAAAGGAACAACAACATTTTGTAGAAAATATGGAAAGATTTAACATTACGCTAAAACCACGCCAAATAGGTTTTAGCACCCTCTATCTGGGCCTAGTTTTATACTATAGTTTTCAATATCCGAACTTTAACTCACTCATAATGGCTCAAAGTGAGGATGTGTCAGCATATTTGTTTACACGCTTAAAATTGATGTATGAAAGTATCCCAGAAAAATACAGAATTGGATTTAGAAAAAACAATGAAATGGAACTATTTCTTGAAAATAATTCCAGAATTGTAGTTAAAACAGCGTCAAAAATGAAAGCGGAAAGTGTAGGTAGAGGATACTCCTTGAACTTAATTCATTTGTCAGAATTTGCCTTCTATGACGAAAAATTTCAAACTCAAGCATTACCAGCACTTGAAAGCACCCTTGTAAAAAACGAAAATTCAAGAATATTTATCGAAAGCACAGCACATGGAATGAATTATTTTTATGAACTTTTCAAAGATGCAATGGCAGGAAATTCACGATACAAACCATTCTTTTACAATTGGTTTTGTGATAGCGTGAAAAAACAATACCAATATGAATATGAACTTGCAAAACAATGGTACAAAAAAGGCAGTTTAATAAAACATCTTTATGATGATGAGATGGATGAAACCGAGAAAAAACTATACGAAATGGGGGCAACGAAAGTGCAACTAATATGGAGAAGATGGAGATTGCAAAATATGACACCCGAACAATTCAAAGAAGATTTTCCTTCAACATGGCAAGAAGCATTTGTATCAACTCAGGAAAGCGTATTTGACCAGAAACAAATTAGCGATAGATTATTATATATACCAGAGTCACTAAAAGCAAAGGAAATAAATGACCTGCCAGATGTATTATATCCATACTTGAATAAAAGTTTATTCATCTATAAATTACCAAAGCCAAAAGAGATGTATTTTTGCGGTATAGATGTTGCTTCAGGACTTTCAAAAGATGGTGACTTGTCCGCTATGTCAATATTGGATTCAAGCGGTGAACAAGTTGCGGTATTTTATCAGAGTGGAATACCAGTTTATAAATTTGCTCATATAGTCAATGAATTAGGTACTTACTTTAATTATGCGTGTCTTATGATTGAAAGAAATTCATACGGACTAGACCTAATCAATCGTTTAAAAAGGGAAATTGGATACCTTAACCTGAACAAAACTAAAAAGTGGGACAAGACCACAGGTAGGAAAACATTGGAAATTGGTTGGAATACCGATAATGTTTCAAAATCAAAATTAATTCAGGATTTCAAGGAATCAGTTGAGGAAGGAATTATACTTATTAATGACAGAGAAACATTACAGGAGATGCAAATTTATATGGAGAAAGACGGAAAACTAGGTAATGTCAGAGGAAAAAATAACTTTGATGATTTAGTTATAGCAACAGCATTAGCAGTACAATCTTTGAAGTTAGGAAGATATTATGTGTAGTACAATCCCAAAATGGGATAATGGTAGATCGATGCAGATAATTATAAAGTTGAATTAGTGATAGGAGGTTTCTAATATGACGTTGAGAGAATATATCAAAAAATATTATGATAATTCGCCAGTATGGTTTCAAGATGAAGTTACTAAACAATGGCATTTTGAAAGAATACAAAACATACTTGACTTGAAGGAATATCTTTCAGGTAAGCACGCAATATTAAACAGACCTAATGAACAATACAACGGAAAACCATATAAGACAAGAAAAATTGTATTGCAGTTAGCAAAAACCTTGCTTAATTTTGAAACATCATTCCTTCTAAAAAATCCTGTAACATTAACATCAGAAGATAAGGCAACACTTGAAGCATTTAAGGAAGTTTATACTAAAGCAAGGTATAATTCTATTGATTTTAAAATCCTTGACAAAATGGTTAAATATGGAGAAACATATGAGTACATTTTTATCTCCGAAAACGGAAATATAACAAGTAGAATAATACCAGCAGAAGATTCATATCCAGTATTTGATGAAACAGGCAAGATGATAGCATTTATAGAATTTTATGTAGTTGATGGAATATCATACTATATATTGTATACTGAAAATGAAGTAATACAATATACAGATGATACAGGAGAATTACACATTACAGGAAGGTATAAGAATATATCAGGACTTCCAATACAATATAAAACAATTAATGAATTAGATTCTTGCAAGGGAAGAAGTAGTTTAGAAGATTATATTTCAATTATAGATAGTTTAGAAGATTTAATAAGTAAATACCATGATGGGCTTTATAAATACATAGCAGGGATACCAATTCTAAAAGGAACAGGATTAACAACAAAAGATGATAAAGGCAGAATAGACCCAAACGCAGTAGGATTTATGTTGCAAATAGACGATACAGCAGATTTTAAGATTGAACAAAACAAGATGGATAGTGCAAGTTTTAAAGCATTGTATGATATTCTAATGACACAGTTACTCAATATATCACAAACACCAGCAATATCCATGAACTCAGTAGAGATATCTAATCTATCTGAAACATCTATTAGAATGATGTATAGTTTAGCAAGTGTAAAAGCAAGGTTAAATGAAGATGCATTACTTGATGGTTTTATACAAAGATGGAATAAGATAAGGAAACTATTAGCATTGAAAGGTATAAATGTTGCTGGTAGTATCAATTGTACTTTTGAGTATGACATTCCACAAAATGCTAAGGAAATAATTGAAAATATTACAGCACTAAAACAAAATGGACTGATTTCACTTGAAACGGCATTGAGCAGAACACCATATATTTATGATGTATCAACAGAAATAGAGAAAATAAAAAATGATACAATGGGTAGTAGCGTAATAAATGAATAATACTATATGTTGTGTAGCTGATATGCAACACGTAAACATATTATTGTAATTGAGAATGATTATCAATTAGATAAAAAGGGATTGGGTGGAACGTGAAAGTATTGATATAATTCCTATTGGAATAGTAGGGATTAGTTCGCCCATTCCCGGCATGTTATTATGTACTAAAATTAATACAATCCTTTAGTTAACTAAAGTGTTTTTAATTGAACAAAACTAACACAAGCACAAACTAACAAGGTTCAAGATGCCTTGTCAATAGTACAAATACATTAAACAAAACAGCAATTTTGTAGAATCTCAAATATTACCAGTGCTGAAATGTAGTAATATCAATGCTTTCAAGGATTGTATTAAAATAAATACATGAGAAAAAAAGGTATTTAGATAAAACAAATTTTTTATTAAATGTAATACAATGTATATTTAATTACATTTATAAATGCTTTGAAATGCAGTAATAGCAAGGATTTCAAAGAAAATTAGTATTCATTACATAATAACAATTATGTGGGAAGTTGATACCCCCTTTTTGAATTTTGTGCCGATAGCAAACCACTTTCTCACTGCTTTAAAAATTTTCAAAAATTGGCTTACAATTCAACAATATCAAGCATTTCAACAATTTAAGTGAAAGTGCCTACATATGCAAAGGTATTATATACGTAGGTACAAACACTTTATTTCTTGAAATGCAGTGATATGAATAGTTAGAAGGTAAAATATAGGAGGTTTTATTATGACATATTTAGATAGAATAAAACTAGAATTACAAGATATAACTTTTTCCGATACCGAATTAACCATACTTGCACAAGAAAACGGTATAACTAATCCTGCTTTAGATTATGACCCTACATCTAACACAGCAAAAAGAGCAATATATTCAACTGTTTTAAGTGTACTTGAAGCAATTGCAAATAATCCAAACCTAATGAAAAGCTATAAAAATGAAGATATATCTATTATGGACTTTGCTGAGAGCATACAAAATAGAATATCTCAACTTGAACGCAAAATAAGGTTACTTCCTGCTGATGATGTATCCGATAATATAGCTGATGGTGCTAGTTGGGTATATATTTTTAGGGAATGACCTAGCAATTTGTGAGGGCATCTTGTTGAATAATTCAACAGGATAATCCGTCGGTTAAAGCGACGGTTTTAAGGAATGAATATTTCGTTCATTCCTTTTTAGATAATGTCGACAATGTCGACTTCATAACTTATGGTATCAGGGTATTCCATTTGGGAATATCCTTTTTTAAATTCACAAATTAATAAATGAACACAGGAGGAAACAATATGCAGATTAGAACAGATTTTACACAAGCAAACAAAATAAAAGAACTGATAAAAAAGCATTGTGCTAATTATATGGATGGTAATTGTATTCTTTTAGATACATCTTGTCCGCAAATGGGATGTATGTATTCGGTTTTGTGCAAATATTTTAAATTCAATTCTTCCTTTGGACAAAGAACTATATAAAGAACTACTAGAAAACGCAGGACAAGAAACAGGATTATATGACAAAGTATGTAAAATGTGTAATAAGCATTTTACGTCAGACAAAAAAACAGAGCAATATTGTGATAAGTGCAAGAAAAAAGCAAGGGCAGAACGGAATAAAAGATATTATGAAAAAAGTAGGACTCATTAAGACGTTTTTAAGATTTTTTCATTTT